GATTTCACGGTCAATCTCAGCAGCAACTTGCTCTGATAACATTGCAGTTAATTCAGCTTCAGCATCGATGTTGTGGAATGCACTAACGTCTTGCGCTAATTCTGGAGACCATGTAGCTCTTAATTTTCTTTCTTCTACAGAAACAACTACTTCATCTAATTTGAATGATACTTCACCCATCTCAGTTTCTAATTCTAAAGAATCGTAACGAGCCCATGCGATATCTAAATCACCAGCAACTAATGCAACTAATGCACTTGAAGCACCTGATACGATACCTGTGTAACCATCATAAGTTGAAGTAGTTACAGCTGGATGAGTTAAATCTAATTCTAAGTAGATAACACCTACAGCGTCACAAATGTCGCTATAATCAACGATACCTCTACCATATTTTTGAGTTACTAATCTGAATGGAATTGAAGCACCATTAGCAATAACTGTTTGACCATCTTGGTCTACTAAAGCTTCACCAGCACCGTTAACAACGATTAAAGACGCTAAGAATGCTTCAGTATCCATTTCATTTCCATCTGGACCTGTTAATCTACCAGCATTAACTGAAGAGAAACCAGAAACAGCAACGATTAAGTTTCTTAAAGAACCATCAGTTGCTAATGGAGCAGCAGCAAAGTTAGCAGCAGTTGTGAAAGTACCATTAGTACCTAAAGTTTTTAAAACACCTGTACCAACAGCGATAGTTAATGTACCTTTAGAGTTATCAAACATACCGTCATTGTAGAAAATGTCATAAAGGTTTTTAGCTTGGAATGGAGTTACAGTACATCCGTCAACTGGTTGAACACAATTTGGTAATTGGTCACCCATACCTGTATGTGCAGAGTAAGTTGTTCCGTAAGGTACAGTAGCATAGTTATCACCAGCATTACCGTTAGCATCAACTCTAGATGAAGTTTGAGGTACAAAGAAGAACAATTTACCAATTGGCATGTTCATAGCTTGTACAGATACTACATCGTTAGCTAATAATTTAGAGAATACTCTTCTCACGATTGGGAAAACTACAGTTTCGAAAGAACCTGAAGATGTTGCATCTGTAGCTTCAGTTAAAATTGAAGACGCTTGGTTTTCATATAACTGAGCAACGTTTTCTTTAATGTGGCCTTTAAGACCTTCTAAGAATCCTAATGATTCCCATTTAGATTGGGTTTGTCTACGGATTTCTTTCATGTGGTTTAATCCGATGTTCCCAACTTGTCCTGAATTTAAAAATTGTGACATAATTTTTATTTTTTTAATTTTTTGTTATTATCTTTTTTCGACTCTACTCATTAAGTCTTTTATTCTTTGAGTTTCTTTGTCGATATATGCAGTAGACTCATTTAATTGTTTTGACACACTGCTTGAAACTTCATTATTTAATTTTCTTTCAATTGATTCGTTCATTGGCTTTCTAGAAGTTAAATCACTAGCAATTGTTTTATATAACCTTTTTGATTCTTTAAGAGTAGAAACTTCGTTATCAAATCTTTTTAAGATAACTTGTTTTTCCTCTTTAGTTGTTGAATGCTCCATAAATAACTTAGTTACATAAGTTAAGTTAGAGTTAAACACAACTGTTTCTGCTAACATTGTTCTAAATTGCTTAAGAGCTTGTTTGTATTCTTCATTTTTACCTCTTAATTCTTTAGCTTCAGTTAACAATGTATTATATTTGTTTGCACTTTCATTAACAGATTCAGATTTTGGATTTTCAGGTGCACCAATAGAACCAGGTCCATAAGGATTACGGTTGTTACCATTACTCATACTAGTACCAACTGAAATTTTCTCATCGATTTTTTCATCACCTTCTTCCATGTTATCATCAACCTCACCGATTTCTTCAGACTCAGACATTACCATTTCACCTTCAGCGTGTGCGTATGCTTGGTCATCATCGAATCCACCTTTTAAATTATCTCCAGTGTTGTCACCAATTGGTGCTTTAATACCATCGATGTTTTCCATTTCATCAAGTGCAATTTCATACATAACTTCGTCAACTTCTTCAGTGTCATCACTACCAAGTTCTTCACCACCAAAATCATCATCAGAAACTTCAGCTTCACCAGCCCCAGTTTTGATTACAAATTCTCCTGGTTCATTAACCGATAATTTAATGTCACCTGATTCATCATCAACAACAACTTCGATTTCATCATCACCAGTTAATTTTTTATAAACTGAGATAACATCATCCATAGGTGCAGTAGTCATATCACTAACTTCAGAATCCCCACCAAGTGCAGTTGCACTCATACTAACATCATCACCACCTTCTAGGTCGTCTTCCGTAGAGTCTTCTTCAGCATCACCACCTAACTCATCAGTATCATCAACTTCGATTTCATCAGAATCAACATCATCTGTATCATCTAGGTCATCAGTTGCAGCTACTTCTACGTCATCAGTTTCATCTGCATCCTCTTCAACATAACCTTCTTCCAAAGATTCTTTCACTAATCCATCAATTTCTTCGATAGCTACTGTTCGAAGTATTTCTTTTGTGTTGGCGTTAAGTGCTTCTTGGATTCTTTTAGCATCCAATAGTGCGCTTTCAATAATTGATTTATTTTTTTCTGCCATTTTTAAATGTTTTTTAAAATATTATATGGGGGATTTAGCCCCCGCTTGTTAATAAATATGTTATTTTATTCAAAAGTCAATTTTTTTTTAAAAAATATATAATTTTTATTAATCTAATAAAAATTTATCTAAGCCATCAATTAATAAATTATTCTTTTTTTCAGTTGATTCAACAAATGGTCTAGCTTCAGATTTTTCCTTAAACATCCATGAACCAGGTGTACTTGGTGCGGTAACAACGTCCCAACAAATTATTTCAAAATCTTCTTGAACAATATGGTCACCACCAACTTCTCTTAATGAACCAACACCCCTTGATGATACACCTATCATAATGTTGTTTCTTAATAAGTTTGCAACTTCATCACCTTTAGTTGAAACAATACCGTAATTAATATAACCAGGTGTCATAAGTATTTCCATTTTACCCATTAAGGTTTTACCTTCCCACCAAGTTTCAATAATATTGTGAGAAACTCTATCACCAGCTATAATAGAAGATTCTGGGTGGTCTAATTCACCTATTGCTCTTCTTTCTCTAATTAATTGTTGGTATCTGTCAACTTCTCTTTTTAATATTGCTTCTGGATATATTCTACCATTTCTATTTTTTACGCCGTACTTTTGTAAGACAACATAAACAACTAATGGTTCATTAACACTTGAGTGTATCCCAGATTCAAGTTTTTTCATCTCAGTGATGAATGGTTTGTTTCTCATATCATCTGGCGAAATGTAACCAGCATCAGATTCAATAAGGAATCCAAATCCACCTTCACCAGCTTTTAATATTTTAATATCTGACATATTGATTTTTATAAATAAATATATCGATTAAAATAAAAAACCCCGAATCACTTCGGGGTTTAATTATATTATTATTTATTTTATTTTTTTGTCTTATGAAAATCAAAATACATTGATTCTTCAAATACATCAGATATTACAATATTAATAATATCTTTAATATGTTCTTTTATTTTTTTATCTTGTATTTTAAAATTATTTAATTTGAACAATGTCATTTCACAATTCATATAACTTTTCTTATCAAATGATATTCCAGAATTTCTCATATCTAAATCAACAATAGACCTATCAACTTCAAATAATGATTTATCTAGATTCTCAAATAAATTTGTTTTGATTTGCTTGTTCATTTTTCTGATGACATCTGAGTAATTTATTTCACCATCAGTTTTAGGTTTACCCCAGGCAGAAATAGTTAAATACATTGCTTTTGGGTTTTTGTTATCTATAGTTCCAATAGAAATTTTATAGTTTTTAAATAAGTCTAATTTCATTTGTTTTCCTGTTTTAAGCATATCAATAAATTTTAATTAATTATACTTAAAATTTTTCAATTAGTCAAGACCTTTTAACTCTACCAATAAACACTAAACCATTTATTTCTGGGAAATATTTACCTTTCCAATTCACTGAAACTACTTTATTATCTCTAATAATTAAATCAGTTGTAAAACAATCAAAGTTATTATGTTTTTTAATATCAGAAAGATGTTTAAATACTTTAGGTAATTCTACGCTTGGTACCATGCTTTCCCAACCTTTACCAACACAATTAACTTCTTTTAAACCTGTTACTAATTCCCAATCACCATTAACAACCACAAATTTATCAGTTATAGTAGATTGTATTAATCTGATGACATAATCATTATGTTTCTCAGATAACTTTTCTATCATCTCTATCTGCTTAAGTTCTAATTTTGCCACCGTAAGTTGTAATGATGTTTCCATAACTTTATTTATTAAGTTTATTTATTATTACAATTTTTAGAAAGTTCATTGATTTTATCATCAATATGCTTTATGATTTTTTCAATTACTTCTTTATTTTTTTCGTCATTACCTTTAATGACATCTTTTAAACTTTTGGTTGCATCATCCAATAATGGTAACATTTCTTTTAATTCGTTTATCCTATTTTCTTGTTCTATTTCTAATTTTTTTATAATACCTTTTTTTTCGTTCTGTATACTTTGTAACCAAAGCCACATAACGTAAAAAGTAACACCAGCGCTACCAAAAATCTGAACTAATGAATTAATTTCCATTTAACTTAAGTAATTTTTCAATTCTATAACTTTTGATAAATCATTAACAAATGTTTTTGAATCGTAATTTCTATTTAATAGGTTTTCTTTTGTCGCTAATAATTTTTCTTTTACATCACCATTTGATTCTGTTAATTTAGTATTAACTAAGTCTAAACATTCTTTTATTGTTTTTTTGTACAATTCTTCTTTTTCCGACTCATTGGTACCAACCATAACAGAAATGGCTTCTTTTTCTGATTCAGTTAAATCAGCATATTCTTCATTAAATTTCTCAACTGCAATTTCAGATAAAACACTATTTGGTAGTCCATAACCTTCAACCACAGTATTTTCTTTTTTATTGTTAAGTATGTATTCAACCACAACATATTTGGCATCAACAATTTTATTTAAATTTGAAGATGTTTTTGTTGTGTTAATTAAAGTATCGATAGCTTCATATAGATTTGATTTATTATCATCAATAGCTATTTTATTATTTTTTATGAATTCTGATTCATTTAATTTATTATTAGCTTCTTTAATTTCTTTTTTTGGAAATCCATCTATTAGTGATAAACATTCATTAACATAATTAAGAGCTTTCCAACCGTCAGATTCTACTTTGTTTTCAATATTATAGTAGATATCAAATTGAGTTTTTAAAACTTTATTTTCTTTAATAGTTTTTATATATTTTTTAAACTCAACTTTTTCCTTACTACTATTTTTCGCAATACCTTCAGCAAGTAAAGTGTTATATGTGTATTTTATTTGACCAAAATTGCTCATAAGTTTTTTATTTATAAATATAATTAATTAATTTAAAAATCGTTATTCATCCAACATTCTATCAATATCATTTATTATGTTATTTATGTCTTCATTAATTTTTAAATTTTTATCGTAAACTTTAACTCGTTCATTTAGTATTACATCTTCTTCATCTTCAGTTTTAATTGATTCAACTAAACTATTAAATGATGTCTTATTTACTTTTTTATTTATTGGTTTTTGTATCTTACCGTTTAATATTTGTTCAGTAATAAGTTTATTTTTATTTTTTATTGATTCACCCAATTCCGCTGCTTCACCACCTTCCGCTGGAGTTTCTGGTGCTGCTTCTGGTGCTTCACCACCTTCAGCTGGTGCTTCACCACCTTCACCTTCTACTTCTCCACCTTCTTCACCACCAAATTCTAAACTACCACCACCGAAGCCACCGCCTCCACCACCACCAGTTGGTCCTCCACCACCTTCTTCACCGCCTTCTTCACCACCAGCTGAAGTTCCAGAACGTGCAGTCTCAATGTCACCATATATCGAATCAACTTTATCAAACATACCTGTGTATTTAATCACATTACTAGTATTTTCTAATTCAGCAGCCGCAGCTTTTTCAATTCTTTGTTCCAGTAAATCTTGTTTAATTTCATCATCACTCCAACCAAGTATTTCTCTGTGTGCTCTAGTCATTGACATAGGTGAGAAACCATTACCAGCATCAGACACCGCATCTTTATACAATGTCATTTTTAATTGCATTTGCTCAACTTTAAGCATTTCAGCTTGGGTTGATGGATTATTTAATGTTAAAGTAAAATTATCCAAATCATCCTCAAACCCTAATAGATGCAAATGTATGATAGCTATTTTATTTAGTTCAGCTAACATAGCTTGTTGTATCCTATTTATAGTTCTAGAAAATCTAACATCTTGTAAAGATAAATTTTTACCTTCACCTTGAGCTTCATCATAATTTAAGAATTGTTTTGGAACTCTTAATGCTGTAAATAATTTTCTTTGCAAATATTGAATATCAGCAATTTGGTCAAGATTTGCAGCACCAGGTAATGTATCTATTGGGTTTGGTGCATTTTCATCCCTAACTGGTATAAAATAATCTTGGTCATTTGCCAAAGTGTTATACCTTAAATCAACCTGACCTGTTTGTGGGTCAGTAATTGGTATTCTTTTAAATCTATTGGCAATTTCATCAACATATGCTGGCACATCTTCTTCATCAATATTACCGACAAATATCTTATATATCCTTCTTTCTGGTGCCCTAGTTATACGATAAACTAACATCGCATCTTCAGATAATTGCAATTGTTTCCAAATTCTTCTAGCCTTCTCAAGCATTGAAGTACCGTATGGTAATCTCCTATCATCACCTAATAATCTAAAATGTGCAATTTGCCAAGAATTAAATTCAATATCCCTACCTCTCCAGAAAAATTTAATTTTACCAGATGTATCTTTTGTATCTTCAACGTTAATTCTATTTCTACCACTAATTAATGCTTCAATAATATCACCTTCTCTTCTTTCAATTTCAAAGTTTGGTAATTGTCTAGCACCTAACACACCCTTAGAATCATCAATGTTTAATAATAAAAAGTTATCACCATATTTACATGTATTTCTAGTCCACATTGGTAATGATACGTGAATGTCTAACCTATTAAAAAATAAATCTTCTAATACACCTTTTATTCTACTACTATCAGAATATACATTTAATATTTTACCTTTATCATTTGTGGTTGTAGCTTCTTCCATCATAACATCTAAAGCAGCTGCTATTTCTGGATAAAATTCCATACTTTCAAAATCAGTATATGAACCAATTCTAGTTGTTTCATAATGAATTGATTGTTGAAACAATTCACCATCAACTTTTCGCCAAACATTTTTTAAATATTTGTTTTGTTGTTGTTGTAATTTAACAGCATCATATTCTTCTTTTGATTGTGTTTTAATTAAAACATCATTATTGATTGAATATCTATTTGATTGTTTAGGTGGGTTTTGTCTAACACCTTCTGGACCAAATATCGTATTTAATCTTTGAAATATTGTTCTTTTTGCCATAATTTTATTTTTTAATAATTATACTGAAATAACTTTTAAACTAAATAGTTATTGCACATAATCACATTCAACATATGCTAACTTTTGTTGCATACCATTAACCACTATTAATTGATAAACATACCCTGTTATATTATCATAACCCTGAGAACCTTTAGTCGCATTACAAAAAGGTTTAGGTTTACCACCCTTATTTATCCCAGAACCTGGAACTTCAGCTAATTGAGTGTCAGCACACCAAATATATAGGTTTGTTGGTGTTTTACCAACGTTTGTATTCCTAGCAAAACACTTTTTCTCTCTTAACCTTGCCATTTTTTTATTTTTTTATTTTAATCCACTAAATAACCATAAATATTCACCTTTAGGGTCTTGCATATTTTTAGCAACCGTTGAGTTAAATCTTGGTTTACCAGTGTTAGTTTTTTTTCTTTGGTCTTTTGGTACAAATCCAGTATCATATACTTCTTCAGTTGACTTATTTGAACTACCAACTTGCCAAGCAGATAATATTGCTTTTGTTTGTTTTTCTAATTTTTTTAATTTTTTAAATGATGATTCTAATATCCATAGAGCCATACCTAATGAAATTAAACAATCATCATTATAACCTTCCATATGGTCAGGTCTACCATTTTTGTAAATAAATGTCTTCATTTCATTTATTACACGTTTAGATTTAATCTTTACAGTATTAGTTCTAACTGCAATTTCAAGGTTTGAAATCAATTGTAATCTAACACCATTTATATTAAACCCAGCAACCTTTTTACCATTTTCAGTTTTAACTGAATCATAATGTAAATTAGGATATTTAAGTTCTTCTAGTTTTGAAACCGTGGTGTTACCTACACCAACATTATCCACAACTAAATACGCACTATATTTTGTACCATAAACATTAAGTATTTCAGCAAAAGTATCTGGTGGTATTTTACCTTGAAATTCAGCAACTTGTTCCATAGTTGTAAAATCAACAATTTGGAATGATGAAAAGTCGGCTCCATCACCACGAGCAACGTCAGCTGCTAAAATATATTGATGTTCTTCTTGTGGTTCACTCCAAATCCAAACAATACCACTATTACCATCAAAATACGTGTCATCAATAAATTTAGGTTTCTCAACATTTTGAGTATCATGCATATTAATATATTCATCATCAATAACATTACCCCCAGAACCAAGGAAAGATACATCAAGCTCTTGCGCAATACGTTTTTTATCGTTATTCATACCTTTACACATGTCACGATACCACGTAGAAGTTGGTTTATACCCTTTTTTAATCATTTCTTCAAATGAATCCAAAGTGAATTCAACTTCATTTACTACTTCATCACCCTTTAACCATTGTAAATCTTTATTATATCTTGGGTCTTGATACCATTTTAATTCAATTACATTATAATCATTTTCACCTTTTTCGGATTGTTCATATGTTTTATAATATAATGGGTCATAACCATTTGGTGTTGAAATTAATATCGCACCACCCCCAGTACCTAGTGATGTAATAGCCGCAGAATATAATTCAGCCCCATTCACAATGAAGGCTGCCTCATCAAATATAAGTAATGTTGGGGTATAACCACGAAGTGCATCCGTTGAAGTTGCCACAGCAATAATTTTACTACCATTAGGTAATTCAATTTCTATCTGTGAATCTTTAATAAAAATACTTTTCTTTTCTTTTTCTTCAGTACCATAATATTCTGGCCCCCAAACCCATCTAGGTAATTGTGAACAATAATCTTTAATACCTCTAGCAAACTTCTTAGCTAAGTTTAATTTGTTGGCAATGACAATTATAGTTTCTGGGTTATTCGAATCAGCAAAAGCACATTTTACTGCACTATACGCTTGAGTTGTGGTAGATATACCAGCCTGTCTAGGTTTTGTTACAATGTTAAAACGATATTTTTGATAACAATCAACAATATATTTTTGCCTAGTAAATAAATTAAATGGTACAAACCCTTCTTGAGTTTTGTCAAATGTTTGCAAATAAGTTTCAATAGCATATTTTGGGTCTATTATACACTTTGCATATTCATTTAATATTTCACTTGCTGTTAGCATTGGTTTTTTATTAATAAATATGCAAAAACCTATAAAAACAAAAAGGGTGACTTTCGCCACCCAATCTTATTTAGAATAAATCTTCAATTTCAAAGACATCATCACCACCCATACTTTCTCGATAATCATCTTCTTTTAATTCTTTTTTTACTTCTTTAAGTATTTCAGACACCATTTCTTTACCCTTATTAGTACCAGCCATAATTTCCTTCATAACGTGAGAAAATTCTTTAGGTTCTAATGCTGATATATCAGAATATACGTGATGTTTTAAATTAAAATCTTCTGCTGGTATCATCATGCAAAATTTACCCCATAACCCTGGACCAATTCTCATATCCCATGGTTCAGCTTGAAGATAATCTGCTTTATTTATTACATATTCAGCAATGTTTTCTTTTGTTGGTAAACCATTTGATGATAACACTTCCATACACGCTTTATATAATTCGTGAATTAAAACTGGAAATACCATAGCTTTAGCTTTTATAATTGGTTTTTCACCATCTTTTTTAGGGAATTCAACATCACAAGAACCACCATTTGTTGATACTTTTAAATCTGGAAATAAGAAATATGTATAATCAGCCGCAGACATCATTTTTTTGTAGTTATTTAATAACCTAGGGTTCATATCAGTTAATTCTTTATCAGCTAAATGATACATATGGTTAACTTTTTTTGCTGCACCTTGATTAATTGCGTTTTGAAATCTTCTTTTATATACACTATCATTAGCAAATTGCATTTCATCATGGTCATCAAATTCAAGAATTGTTTCACTTGGTAACTCATTTGGGTTTGCATCTTCAATATATGGTGTTAATTCAGCAACCATTTCAACTTCATCAGTTATACCAAACTCTTCTTTAATCATTTTAATGGCCAATTCCTCAAGTTTTTTCTTATGCTTAGATTCAAGTTCCATAGTAGTATTAACTAATGGCATCATCTCTTTAATAATGTTTGTATTATCAATCTCATCAATGTTAAATGCTTTTTTAACTTCATTAACAACATCTTTAAATCTTTCACCAACCACCTTTGTTGCAAAATTTCTTTCGTCACTAATTGGGAAACACGGACTTTCACCCAATGAAGTTCTATTATTTAATAAATCCTCTTCCAATTTAGGGTGCATTCTTTCTTTCATCCCTTCAGGATAAATCATGCTTTCAGCTAATAATTTATTTATATTTTTATTTATAGTTTGCCCAACTAAATTTCTATAACTAGCCATTATTTTAAGTCTTTTACTTTAATTGTTTTTATAATTTTCCTACCACTAATTGATTCATTAATTGAATCCATATTTTTAATATATTCTTGACCCTCTGGGCTTTGTAACCATTCATCATAATCTCTTTTATTTTGCTCATCTCTATCAGCCGCAGCATCAATAGCATCAGCAGCAAAAGTGCTCATATCACCTGGATTATTTTCAGAAATACTCATAAATGCTGAAAGTTCACTATTTGCAATCTCAGAATTTAAATCCTCAACAGCTTGTTTTGTTTTAGCTATTTCATCTTTATTTGGTAATTGAGGGTTATTTGTTGGTTGATTAGTATTTGATGTATTACTAGTGTTATTTTGGGCAACCATTTCCATTATTTGTTTCTTTTTAATTCTCATCTTTTTTAGATATTTTATCTTTGTTATATTCAATGTATAAATCTCTTTCGTATAATTTATCATTTACACCATCTTTATCCATACCAAATGAAAACCATAACCTAGATTCTGGATATTCATCATAACCATCAATATCTTCCCAACCTAGAGCAACAATACCGTCAACAGCATCCCAAACAGCAAACGTATCACTATCCTGAACCAAATTTAATTTTATATCGGTTATGATTCTACCAACTGATTTAACAAATTCAGAATGTGGGGCTTCTGGCCTTCCAGAAGCTGGAACTGCATCCCAATCTTCACCATCAACATTTTCTATTGTGTTAGAAAAAAGAAATTCATATATATAATTACCCTCCCAATTTTTACCAACTTTATTTATATAAATCAATTTCATATTACATTTTTGGTTTTGGTTTATATGCTGGCTTGGTTTCCCAAATTCTTTTTATTCTTGGTGATGGTTTACCTGGTTTAGTTTCAGGTAATACTACAGGTTCTTTAACTGGGTTATCTGGTATCGTAACGGGTCCAAGTGTATTTGTATCTTCCATTTCTCTTAATTTTTGAATTGTAGAATTATTATTTGCAAATATACTACTTTTTTTTGAATTATCAAAAGATTCACTTACTTTAACACATTTATCCTTACCATTTTCAGTTCCACCATATCTGTAACCCTTCCAACAAGCTTTACCATCAGCTCCCTTTATTTTGTCTTCAGCAACCATTTTAGATACTGGAGTTCTAGACCACATTTTACATGACCAATACTTAGGAGTTGTTCTATCTTTCGCTTGAGAACATTTGTGTCTTGCTCTAAATGATTTTCTTCTTTCTGGATTATCCCTCTTAATTTCCATATTAGGGTCACCAAAATTAACCTTAATTACATTACCTTTTTTGTTTTTAACGTAAACTTTAAATTTTTTAACATCACCTTTAGTGGGTTTACCCAATTTAACTGTTTTACCCTTATATTCAGCTTCGTTAATACCACTACCAATAAATAATTGTGCAATATCACTTTCTGGTGATTCAACCGAACCATGAACATCTTCATATCCAGCTTCAGTTTCACCATCATAACCAAGTTGCCCAGTTAAAAAATGATAAACTTCCTCAATATCATCTTTAGCAGTTGCTGCTAAATTTGAAATCCATTCACCATGGTTAGAAATCTCATTATCAACCATGTTAACATCCATATTTAATATTTCATATGTTGCATGTTTTAATGTTTTTAAATTTTGGAAAAACATATAGTTATTTGATTCAGATTCTTCATTCATCCTTTCTTGACCTTCAAAATAATGATATATGTGTTCAACATCATTAGTTGATGTTGCAATATGGTCTAAAGCCCAACCATGACCATCACTTAATATACTATCAATTTGATTTGAATCCATTTCCAACAATTCACAAGCATCCTCATACATTGAATATATGTCATTGAAGAACATTTCATTTCTTAATTGTTGATTATTATTTTCTTCTTCATTAACTTCGTAATCAGAACCAAATGCTACAACAGCATCACTTAACAAATCATCATATTCAAACATTTGTCCTTCAACACCAGCTGAAAAGCCTGGGTTTGAAGCAAATCTAGGGTCTGATTTGAACAACTCATCTACCTCATCTATTTTTTCCTCAGTATCAACATCTACATTATCCTCATCAGATGATTTTTCAATACTATTTGATTCCCCATCACCAGTATCAACATTAACGTCAACGTTAACATCTTTACCTTCCTCACCAGATGATTTTATTTTTTTGATGATATCTTTTTGGTCTTCTTCATCCATTTCAGCTGTATGAGTTGCTGATATTACTGAATTAATAGCAAATTTCTCCAAATCAAAATCTGGCGAACCTTTATCTTCAGTATATTTTCTTAAAGTTGTACCTAGTTTACCAGCTAATTGTTGGATATATTTTTCTGGGTCTTCATCCTCATCAGCTTCAACACCAGCATCGAATGGTGTATCATCAAATGGTTTATCATCAGAAGGTGTAGCTTCTGGAGCTTCACCACCTAATTCAACATTAACATCTTCACCAGCTGGTTCTGGGGTTGTAGAAATGTCTAAAGGTGGCGTGCTAGGCGCAGCCACCTTTAATTTGTATTTAACTTCTTCTTCTAGATTGTAACCATCCTCTTCATCAACGAATAGTCCAGTAGACATACCGTCTAATTTAGTTTCAGTTAGACTTTTTTTTTTAAGGTATTGATTAAAACTTCTTTTTCAGATTCTGTTAAAGAATTTAATAACTCACTTACTTTATCATTAGCATCCTCACCAATAATTGAATCCATTTTTTCCAAAGCAGTTGCAATACTAAACCCTTTTCTTGATTCTTTGATATTTTTATCTTTTTTAACCCCCTTAACGCACGCTTCAAATTTTTCAAAATTAGCATCACCCTCTTTTGGTTTTTTATCAATACCAAGACTACTATAACAAATAGCCCATGGGTTATTTTTATCATCAGCTTCAGTAACTTGGTCACCATATAAAGATTCTGGACCTTCTGGCATTTCTTCACCACCACCTAACATATTTTCAATCGCCATTTCATTTTCAGACAATTTAACAGATTCAAATTCATCCATCACATCTTTATCAGCAAGGTTATCACCAAATTGTGAATCATTTTTACCTTCTTTAGAATCGTAAGATAATTCAACACCAGCTTTGTCAACAATGTATTCAGCACCATCACCCATTCCTTTACTTGCGCTTAATGTTTGACTAGCACTATAAGGGTGGTGTTCAGTTAATAAATTATCATCTTCAAATACATTATAGTTACCTTGTTTACCATATGCTTCATTTAAACTCATGAATTTTAAATTCAATTGTTTAATTGCTTTAGCATATGTAGGATAAGCTTCAGATGTTTTATTCATTAAACCACCAATGTAATTGAAATCTTCTGTTACAATATTTGATTGTTTATCTGTTACTTTGATAAAGTAATTATGACCTTCTCTAACGATTCCATAAACCTTACCATCAGGTCCTACCTTTGTTAACTCAACAACTGAATTTTTAACATCTTCATTTAATTGAGATGCACCCATCAATTCTCTCATTCTGTCAAGTTTCTCATTTCCTTTTAACCCTGTAGGTCTTACTATAAATGATTTTTTCATTTTTATTTTTTTTTTACGTTTTTAATTTATAAATCTGCACTACCAAAATATACGTCAGCCTTATTACCCAATAAATATACATTATTAATTGTTGCGGCACTTATAGTACTAACTTTAATATTTAATACAGATGTTGCTACTAATTGAACCTTAACACCATTTACTATAGCATCAGTATTAGCATACGTGTATATTGCTGAATATGATTCACCAGTGAAATTAGCATCTTGCCAGGCCCTAATGATTGAGTATGTATCTCTACTAACCATATTTTTTTATCTATTTATTTAATAAATATGTGTAAACAATAAAAAAGATATAAACATAAAATAAAAAAAGGTAGATTTAACTACCCTCAATATTAATCATTTTTGATATTCTATTTCTACCCTTTTCACCAATAGGTATAGGATTACCTTCTTCATCAATATGAACAAATTTTATGTGTGTTTTTAAAACAACAACTTGTTTTCCAGTATATACATTATGCGCTCTAGCTTCCATATATAATGTAACTGACGAATTACCAACATTTGTTGGGTAACCATAAATCTTTAATAACTGACTTTCCTTTGCTGGTTTTTCAAAATTACATTTGTCTATTGATACTGTAACCATTCTAGGTGTATCACACAACTGCATTGAGTAACCAGCGGCAGCTGCATCTATCCAAGCCAATAGTTTACCACCAAATAAATTCCCATGAAAACCCAAATCTGATTTTTTAATTGGGTGTGTGTTTAATAATTCCATATTAATGTGTTCCATTTGTTAAACTAACTCCGTGTTTAAATCCTGTTATAAATGAATTAATTTCATCTTCCGTCATATTTTCTAATATCTTACCAATTGCGTGACCAACTTCATTACCAATATCCGATATATCACCATTGTAATTCTTTAAATTGTTTAAATGTTCTGATATTTTATTAGTAGTTTTCTTAAAATCAATTTCTCTTTCATCCTCCAACCCATCTAATAATGTGATATCCCATATTTTTATATCATCATGTTCAGCACTAAATTTTTTTAAACTTTTTAAAAATACATTATCCATCCACTCATCATAGGTATACTTTGAAGCTGGATTAGATTCTAAATAATTTCTATATTGTGTTTCTAATTTTGCCATATTTTGTTTAATTTGATAACGGAGCTTTTATCGTTGGATGTGATTGATAGTTTTCGATTCTAATATGATAAACATTGATATCCTTTAGAAACTCAGAGATATCTTGTGGTGTGTTTGATATATCACCTTGAGTGGAATACCAATCATCTAAAATTAATTTAGGTAGTGGATATGGTTCTCTACTATGTTTTGGTATTTTGTATGAATCATAATATTCAGACATACCACCACCAAATGGTTCAAGTTCATTAAGAGCTTTATTGTATTTTCTCCAACTCATTTCATTCTTTAACATAAGCTCTCTTTCTTCTGGCGTATATTCTCTACCAATCTGTTCTTTAGCTTGTTCAATATGATTTGAATACAAGTGAACATCACCCAAGTTACCAATCAATTCATCAGGAACCATATTAACTTCTTTTGCAATGATTTCTAATAACAATCCGTAAGATGCAATGTTGAATGGTAAACCTAAGAATGTATCTACTGAACGTTGATTCCACATTAAAGAGATTGCTCGTTTAGGTATATTTTTACTATTCAAATAGTGGTTTATAATCGGTTCTGTAAATGGGCTAAGATATCCAAACTCATCACGAAATTGTTCTTTAGTCAATAAATCTCTACGTTCTTCCCAACTTAACTCTCTTGTATAAACTTGAAATCCATAATGACAAGGTGGAAGTAC